AATTAATATATAAATCAAACATTTGAACAAATTTCACAAAAAAAGGTGCAAAAAAGGTGCAAATAAAATAAAAATATTTTCAAAAATCCCTTGCATTACCGCACAAGAAGAGGTAATATACACACATGGACAGACAACAAGGTCTGCCACCGACACCTTGACGGAATCAAGGCAAAATACCGAAAGGAAATCAAAATGAACTTAAAAAATGAACTGAAACAACTTGAAAGTTATTATGAAATTTGCGGTTATAACGGAAAATTAAAAGCGGAAAGCCTGATTCATGGCATCAACTGCATTTTAGAAGGAAAAGAAAGAACCGTTGACATTCATGATTCAACAAGGGAAGAGTTAGAAGAGAGAATTTCTAAATTTTATATGAATATTGACGAGCATTTGGCAAATTAATAAGAAAACACAGGCCGCCTGAATATGGCGGCTTTTTTGAAAGCAAATCATGAGCAAGAATAATATTTTTAATCAATACCCGGCAATCATTCATGGCGAATCACGATCAGAAACAGACGAATTTGTGATTCACACCCGATACCCTCGCTTTTTGGCGCGGAAATCGCTAGACGACAGATACACGGGCGGAATAACAGGGGATTTTGTCAACGGCGATTTAATAGAGGACAGCAAGACAGGCCGCCTCGCCTACCGCTCGAATATCGGGCTTTGGTTGTCTGATTTTATATTCTTAGACAACAACCGCCCGGAAGTTACCGAAGAATGGTTGAATAGTCTGAAGAAAGTCTGCGACCAAATCACAGCAGACGATTTGATGCTGTCGGAAGATGGGGATTTGTATGACTGAGAATTTTGAGCTTGGTTACACACCGGCAAACCTAAAAACCCTGCGCCAACAGCATGGGCTGACACAGCAGAATGTTGCCGATATTACGGAATCGACGCTAAAAACCGCTCAAAAATGGGAAACAAGCCCAAGCATGAGCAGTTTTGCAAACATGCCTCACACTAAATGGCTTAAGCTTTTGGAATATGTAGAGAATAAATGAGAAAAAGGCCGCCTGAAATCTCAGACGGCCTTTGTTTCATTTTAATATTGCGCTACCAACACAATATTAAGGCAGCTCTCCTGTCCAGTTCACTGCTTACAACTCAATAAGATTGAGCCTTATTTCAAATATTCAAATATATTATAAAACTATATTTTCCATCTGTAAACAATTACCTTAACGTATCGGATAACGCCTTATGCCGCGCCTTACAGTCATTATATAGCCCGATGACTTGCAACGACCACGGCAGCACATCCGCGCCTGTTCCGCCATCAAGTTTAGGCAGATTCGGGCATGGCTGGATAAGGTCAGCCGGCGGTTTAATTGCCGTCGGTAATGGCGGCATTGATGACTGACAGCCCATCAGAATCAAGACAGGCATTCCGAAACACAGGCTTTTCAACAATCTTCTGCACTTGTACATATCTCACGCGCTCCTTTTCTTCTCGCACCGCTTTGCCCGACTGATACGCAGCGGACAACTCGCGGTCTTGTTTCGCCTTTTCAATCGCGGCATCTTTCAGACGGCCTGAAATTTCCGCTGCCATTGATTCACGTCCGCGCCGATATTGGGCGGCATGGTCGTATTGCCATGCGCCCACAATCAGCACGAAGCCAATCACGATCAGAACCAGTTTCCAGTTTTTAAGTAGCAGGCTGTTCATAGGTTTTCAGCATTGTTTGGTAGTTTTTAATTTCGCTTTCGGCAAACTCAAACGCTTTTAGGTCGGCTTCTTCGCTCGCCTGTTTGCGCTTTTCTTCCCATTCAGCGATACGCGCTTTTAGAAATTCGACAAGATTCATAATCACGCCTCGCTCGCACCATGCGCGGCTGTTGCCGTAACAGATGACAAAACATAACGCTCAGGCGCAGGGCTTGATGGTACGGCCTTGCCGTTTACCAGCTTGGACGGCCAAAAATAGCCGTCAATATCGTCAGGGTTGAACGGCACAATAGACACGGTATTGCCTTGATTGCCGCCCAAGCCCAAAATCTGACCTTTGGCGTTTTTACCGACAACAAAAAACACATGGCCGCCGCCTTGTCGGGATTTGACAGCAATGCAACCATAAGCAGGTTTTGACAGCTTCGTCAGACCGGCACTTGCCCACGCTTTCGCACGATACCAATCCTTGATGACCGCGCGGCCACTCTTGCCCAAGCAATGACCGACAAACAAGCCGCACCACGGGGTCTCATCCTCAAAATACCAAGACTTTGCCGCACCGGGGAACGTTCCCATATCTTTTAACCACTGCACGATTGTCGGGTTATGCGCTTTTGTGCCGACAATCTCTTTCAAGCCAAGATGTTTTTTGGCCTCTTTAATCCATTCCAATTCTTGCATTTTCCAATTCTCCAAGAATAAAGGCTGTCTGAAACTCAGACGGCCTTTTTCTTTCAAATAATTAATCTTTATCGATAAACTTACTCGACGTTTTCTTAACCCACTTCTTCATCAGCCCAGGAGCAAGACTCTCGACTGTATCCATAGCATGGCCAGTCAATATACCGACAAACGCGCCCGCAATCGCGCATGTCCACACCTGATCCAACATCAGGAAACGCTCTGCCACGGCAGCGGCGGCAACGGCAGAAACCAAAGCCTCAAAGAGACCTGAAACTACCGCGTCATGGTCTTTCATGCTAGACCACACACTCCCTACAACACCGCCGGCAATGGCAAAAAGATAACCTGTTTGAAAAAAATCATGCATCATTCCCCCTTTTGTTTCGGCCTGATTTTACCTTCCCAAAACAACAATTTGAGCGAGTTATTCCCCGCAAGAAGACACAACATCGCCAAAACTGGCGGAATAACCATGCCTGTATGCGCGGGAGGGTACGCCCCCCAAAAGGCATTTGCAGTCAAAAACCAAATCAAAGCGGCAACCAACAAAACATAACCCGATAAGACGTTACCTCGGAATGTTTGCCAATACATCGCTGCCAACTGCAAAATACCAACCCCGCCGAAAACCGACACCAACGTTAATTCCGAGATGTCTTTAAATTTATAATAAATTGGCCAATTATAGATTTCATCCGGCGAGAAGATGAAAACTAAGGCATAACCAATCAGCGAGACACCGCTGGCAAATTCCACCGCCCTTGTTCCGGTACCAAATAACCAATTTTGGAATTTAACCGGCAAGAATCTCCAATCCAAAACATACTTGACCCATCGGATAACCGTACTC